ATGGGGAAGCGGGACGAGACGCTGCTATCGGAGCGACTGTTCGCGGCGCTGACCGCCGAGGTCTCGGCGCTGGAGAAGCGGCCGCGGCGCGTGCCGGAGACGCCGGGCGAGCCGCTGCCGAAGAAGACTGCGGCGGAGCGCGCGGGCGAGGCGAAGGCACGCGTCGAGGCGATCTCGCAGCTGACGCGTACCCTGGAGAAGCTTCTAGAACTGCGTCAGCTCGAAGCCCTGTCCCGCGAGACGGGGCGGCGGGAGGACACGGCGGAAGCCGACACGCTGCGCACCGAGATGCTGAAGCGGCTGAAGGCGATCGACGCGCGGCGCGGCGGCGCGGCTGGCCTGTTCGAGGCGCTGGCACCGGGCGGCGAGGCGGCGGCCTGATGGCGGCGGCGTTCTGGCGGGATGTCGAGCGCGAACTGGCGGGGCAGCCGGCGCACGTCCTGCGCGGGGCGATGCCGCCCTGGGCCGCCTGCGCGCGGCCGGCGCAGCTGCCGCCGCCGGGCGACTGGCGGCAATGGCTGCTGGTCGGCGGTCGCGGGTCGGGCAAGACGCGGGCGGGGGCCGAGTGGGTGCGGGCGATGGCGCTCGGCGAAGCGCCGATCGGCCCCCACATCCACGGGCGCATCGCGCTGGTGGCCGAGACGCTGGGGGATGCCCGGGAGGTGATGGTGGAGGGCGAAAGCGGGCTCCGCGCGCTCGACTACGAGACGCGCCCCGTCTTCGAGGCCTCGCGCCGGCGGCTAGTGTTCGCGAACGGGGCGGTGGCGCAGGTGTTCTCGTCGGAGGACCCCGATGCGCTACGCGGCTACCAGTTCGATGCCGCCTGGGGCGACGAGCTGGCCAAGTGGACCTATGGCGAGGACTGTTTCGACAACCTGCAGCTGGCGCTGAGGCTGGGCGCGCACCCTCGCATGGTGCTGACGACGACGCCGCGCGCGGTGCCGATCCTGAAGCGGCTGATGGCGGAGGCAGGAACGGCGGTGACGCGGATGCGGACCGCCGAGAACGCCGGCAATCTCGCCGACGGCTTCGTCGCGGCCATGGATGCGCGCTACGGCGGCTCGCGGCTGGCGCGCCAGGAACTCGACGGCGAGATGATCGAGGCGCGCGAGGACGCCCTGTTCGACCGCCTGGGCATCGACCGGCTGCGGGTGCGGGCGGCGCCGAGCCTCAACCGGATCGTCGTGGCGGTGGACCCGCCCGCCTCATCCGGCCGGGCGTCGGACGCCTGCGGGATCGTGGCGGCGGGGCTGGCCGGCGACGGGACGATCTATGTGCTCGCCGATCGGAGCCGACGCGGGCTGAAGCCGCCGGAATGGGCGGGCGCGGCGGTCGGTCTCTATCGCGAGCTGGAGGCCGACCGGATCGTCGCAGAGGTGAACCAAGGTGGCGAGATGGTGGAGGCGGTGCTGCGGGCGGTGGCGCCCGACGTGCCGGTGTCGAGCGTGCGGGCGACGCGGGGCAAGTGGGTGCGGGCCGAGCCCGTAGCCGCGCTCTACGAGCAGGGGCGGGTGCGCCACGCGGGAAGCTTCGCCGAACTCGAGGACGAACTCTGCGATTTCGGCCCGGACGGCCTGTCGAACGGTCGATCGCCGGATCGGCTGGACGCGATGGTCTGGGCGGTGACGGCGCTCAGCCAACCGCGCAGCGAGCCGCGCATCCGACGGCTGTGACGTCAACTGCTTGAGGCATTCCGTTCAACGGAGACATGAGATGGGTTTGACGACGAGGCTGAAGGCTCTGGCGGGGCTGGCGCCTGCCTCGACGGGGGCGCCCGAGGTGCGCTCGGGTGCCGGCGGCGGGGCGCTGGTGTTTACGGGTGCGGCGGACGAGGCGGACTGGACGGAGCGATCCTACGGGTCGCTGGCGCGCGCAGGCTTCATGCGCAATCCGCTGGTCTATCGCTGCGTCCGGCTGATCGCCGAGACCACGGCCGCGGTGCCCTTCGTTCTCTACGAAGGGCGGCACGAGGTCGAGGCACATCCGCTGCTCAACCTCCTACGCCAGCCGAACGGATTGCAGGACGGGCCGGCGCTGATCGAGACGCTGGTCGGGCATCTTCTTCTCTCGGGCGCGGCGCATGTCGAGGCGAGCGTCCTCGACGAGCGGCCCCGGCAGCTTCACGCGCTGCGGCCGGACCAGATCCGGACGGTGTCGTCGGCGGACGGCTGGCCGGAAGCGGTGGAGCAGCGAGTGGGCGGGCGCGTCCGGCGCATCCCGCTGGAGGGCGACGGCGAGCAGCCGGCGCGGGTGCTGGCGATCCGGCTGTTCCACCCGTTGAGCGAGGCCGACGGGTTCGCGCCGGTCGGGGCGGCGCAGACGGCGCTCGACCTCCACAACGCGGCGACGCGCTGGAACAAGGCGCTGCTCGACAACTCGGCCCGGCCGTCCGGCGCGCTGGTCTACCAGCCCGGCGACGGCGGCAACCTGACGGGCGATCAGTTCGAACGACTGAAGACGGAGCTGGAAAGCGGCTATGCCGGCGCAGCGCGCGCCGGGCGGCCGATGCTTCTGGAAGGCGGGCTCGACTGGAAGGCGATGGCGCTGAGCCCTCGCGACATGGATTTCATGGAAGCGCGCAACGGTGCGGCGAGGGACGTGGCGATCGCCTTCGGCGTCCCGCCCATGCTGCTCGGCATTCCGGGCGACGCGACCTATGCGAACTACGCCGAGGCCAACCGGGCGCTGCTGCGACTGACGGTGCTGCCGCTGGTGTCGCGCCTGTCCGGCGCGCTCGGCAACTGGCTCGGGCCCTTCTTCGAGGGCGGGCGAGACCTGCGGCTCGGCTTCGACGCCGACCGGATCGAGGGGCTTTCGGTCGAGCGCGAGGCGCTGTGGTCGCGGGTCGGCGCGGCGGGGTTCCTCGACGACGACGAGAAGCGCGAGGCGGTGGGCTATGGGCCGCGCGAGCGGCGCGCGGCGGGGTAACGGGGGAATTTTCATGGATACGATGACGGGGGACATGGCGTCCCCGCTGGCGCTGTTCGGCGCCAAGCTGGCGGGCGCGGTCGGCGGGTCGGTGATCTCGATCGCCTACCTCCTGCCGAACGGCCGGCGCGAGGCGATGGCGCGGTTCCTGACCGGGGCCGTGACGGGCGTCGTGTTCGGTGGGCCGGCGGGAATCGCGCTGGGCGACCATCTGGCGCTCGGCGGGCGGGTCGGCGCGGCCGAGCTCCTGCTGATCGGCTCGGCGGCGGTGAGCCTGTCGGCCTGGTGGGCGCTTGGCGCGCTCCAGCGGTTTGCCGAGGGGCTCTGGGTTCGGCCGGTGCGGAAGGGGCGGTCATGACGCGGGTGCCTTCGATCAAACGCACGGTGCCGCTTGCGGCCGTGGCTGACGAGGACGAGACGGGGCTGATCCGCGGCTATGCGAGCCTCTTCGAGCGGACCGACCGGGCCGGCGACCGCATCCGTCGCGGGGCCTTCGCGCGTTCGCTGGAGGAGCGCACGGCGGCCGGCGTTCGAATGCTCTGGCAGCACGATCCCGGCGAGCCGATCGGCCGCTGGACGGTTTTACGCGAGGACGCCCGCGGGCTCTATGCCGAAGGCCAGCTGGAACTCGGCAGCCGACGCGGGCGCGAGGCGCTGGCGCTTCTGCGAGGCGGGGCGATCGACGGGTTGTCGATCGGCTTCCGCACCCGGCGCGCCCAGCCGCTGCGGGACGCGGCGCGCCGGCTCCTGACCGATATCGACCTCTGGGAGATCTCGCTCGTGACCTTTCCGATGCAGGACGCGGCGCGGGTGCGCGAGGTGCGTGGCCTAGCCTTCGACTGGGCGGGCTGCCTTCGCGAGGCGGCCCGGCGGATCGCGCGGCCGGGACTTGCCGTCGGCGCCTGACGCTCCTTCCCCATTTCGACCTTCCTCGAACCCCGTGTCCGGCCTGCCGGCGCGGGGTTCGCCTTTTCCAGCCTGAGGAGACGACATGCAGACCTTCAACCAGGGCGCGCCCGAGACCAAGGCCAACGGTGGGCGCGAGGGCCCCGAGGCGCTGAACGAGCTGATGACGGCTTTCGACGCCTTCCGCGAAGCCAACGACGAACGAATGTCGCAGATCGAGAAGCGCATGAGCGCCGACGTCCTTTCGGGCGACAAGGTCGAGCGCATCGCGAAGGCGATGGACGAGCAGGAGAAGCGGCTGGAACGGCTGGTGCTGAAGGGCATGCGTCCGCCAGCCGGCGGCGGCACCGAGACCGCCGGCGGCGAGCCGAGCGAGCATCGCTCCGCCTTCGAGGCCTATGTGCGGGGCGGTGACGAGACGCGTCTGCGTCGCCTCGAGGAGAAGGCGATGTCGGGCCTCGTCGGTGCCGACGGCGGCTTCCTGGTGCCGGCCGAGACGGAGACGGAGATCGGCCGCAGGCTGGCGGCGGTCTCGCCGATCCGCGGCATCGCGAGCGTGCGCACGGTCTCGTCGGCGGTGCTGCGCAAGCCCTTCGCGGTGAACGGGGCGCAGACCGGCTGGGTCGGCCAGGCCGACGCCCGGCCGCAGACCAACGCGCCGCAACTCGCCGAACTAAGCTTCCCGACCATGGAACTCTACGCCATGCCGGCCGCCACCAACGCGCTGCTCGACGACGCGGCCGTCAACATCGACGCCTGGATCGGCGAGGAAGTGGAGCAAGCCTTCGCGGCACAGGAAGGCACGGCCTTCGTGACCGGCGACGGCGTGTCGAAGCCGAAGGGGTTCATGACCTATCCGACCGTGGCCGAGACGGCGTTTGCCTGGGGCAGCGTCGGCACGGTCTCGACCGGGGCGAACGGCGGCTTCTTGGCCGGCGCGGCGGGCGATGCGCTGATCGACCTCATCTACGCGCTGAAGGCGGGCTACCGGCAGAACGCGAGCTTCGTGATGAACCGCCGCACGCAGAGCGCGGTGCGCAAGCTGAAGGACGGCGACGGCAACTACCTCTGGGCGCCGCCGACAGCCGTGGGCGCCCGAGCGACGCTGATGGGCTTCCCCGTGGTGGAGGCCGAGGCGATGCCGGACATCGGCGCGGGGACCAAGGCGATCGCCTTCGGCGACTTCGGGCGGTTCTACCTCGTGGTCGATCGCCAGGGCGTGCGCGTGCTGCGCGATCCCTACAGCGCCAAGCCGTACGTCCTCTTCTACACGACCAAGCGTGTGGGCGGCGGCATCCAGGACTTCGACGCGGCCAAGCTCCTCAACTTCGCGGCCTGATCGCGGCGGTGGGCCGGGCCTTCGGGGTCCGGCCTTCCTTGTCTCAGCATGCCAAGAGGTTTTGGGGATGATCTGGATCGAGAACGGGCCGGTCGAGGCGGAGCCGGTGACGCTGGCCGAGGCGAAGGCGCATATCCGCGTCGAACGGGAGGATGAGGACACCGCGATCGCCGCCTTCGTGCGTGCCGCGCGCGAGACGATCGAGGCGCGGACGGGGCTGGTGCTCGCATCGCGCGCGATGCGGCTGTGCCTCGACGGCCCACCGCTTCCGGACCTTGCCCTGTCGAAGGGGCCGGCGCGGGAGGTGACGGCGGCGCGGATCTTCGACGAGGCGGGGGAGCCGCAGGACGTCGATCCCGCGTCGGTGCGGATCGTGCGTGCGGGCGGCGCGCTGCGGCTACCGCCGGCCCTGACCGGCGCGGCGGGGCGGGACGTCGAGATCGAGATGGAGATGGGCGTCGCGGCCGTACCCGACATGCTGAGGCTCGCCATGCTGCACCTCGTGTCGGTCTCCTACGAGATGCGGGGCGCGGCGCCGCCGGCCATGCAGCCTGCCCACCTGCCGCCGCTGGTGCGCGGGCTTCTCGCGCCCTATCGCCGGGTCGGCCTGTGATGGCGCCGCAGTTCATCGATGCGGGGCTCCTGCGCCATCGCGCGACGATCGAGCGCAACGAGATCGTGCCGGATGCGATGGGCGGCGGGCGGGACCGCTGGGTCGAGGTCGGCGAGACCTCGGTGCGGCTGGAGCCGCTGACCGTCGAGAGCGACGAGCGGCTGGGGCAGCGGATCGGCTCGGCGACGCACCGGGTGACGCTCAGGGCGCGGCGCGGTCTCGATCGGGGCATGGCCTTCCGGGTCGGGCCGCGGCGCTTCGTGATCCGCACCCTTCACGACCCGGACGAGACGGGGCGCTATCTCGTATGTCGCTGCGAGGCGGAGGCGTGATCGCGCGGGTGGAGGTCCGGCTGGCGAAAGCGCCGCTTGCGGGACGAATGCGGGAGGCCGTGCGCCGGCAGGCAACGCGAATTGCCATGGCTCGGCTCGAGGACGACGAGCTTCGAGGGACGATCCCTGACGAAAAGTTAACGGGCGGTGGTGACGCTGATAGGCTATCACGTGATGTGTAACACGGTATTGGTTTCGTGATACCGGGAGCGAAGAGGACTGAATGCCATGGCGCATCCCAGCGCTGAACTCCAGACGACCATCGTTTCGACCTTGACGCGGGACCCGGCGCTTCTTGCGCGGCTCGGCGGCCCGAAGGTCTTCGACCGCGTGCCCGAGCGGGCGGCGTTCCCCTATCTCACCCTCGGCCGCACGGCGGTCGTGGACTGGTCCACCGGGACCGAGGACGGCGCGGAGCACATCCTGACGCTGCACGTCTGGGCGAAGGGCGGGTCGAAGCAGGAAACCTACGAGATCATGGACGTGGTCTCGAACAAGCTGCACGACCAGGCGCTGCTGCTGGCCGGCCACCGGCTGGTGAACCTACAGCTTCAGTTCGCCGAAGCACGGCAGGAGCCAGACAGCCCGGCCTATCACGGCATCCTGCGCTTCCGCGCGGTGACCGAGCCGCTGGCCTGACACCACCACATCCATACGACGAACATCGCGAAGGGCGGTCCGGAAGGGCCGCCCTTCTTCGTTTCGGCATTCGAAAAGGATCGCGCGACATGGGCGCACAAAAGGGCAAGGACCTCCTCCTGAAGGCGGATGCGGAGGGGGACGGCACGTTCGAGACGCTAGCGGGGCTGCGCTCGCGGCGCCTCTCGTTCAACGCCGAGACGGTCGACGTGACCGACGCCGAGAGCGCCGGGCGCTGGCGCGAGCTTATGGGCGGAGCAGGCGTGCAGCGGGCCTCGCTCTCAGGCTCGGGCATCTTCAAGGACGCAGCGTCGGACGCCTCGCTGCGCCGGCTGTTCTTTGAGGGGCGCGTGACTGCGTTTCAGGCGGTGATTCCGGACTTCGGCACGGTGACGGGCCCGTTCCAGGTGACGGCGCTTGAATACGGCGGCGAGCACAACGGCGAGGTCTCGTTCGAGGTCTCGCTGGAGTCGGCCGGCGCGCTGCAGTTCGCGGTGCTCTGAGATGGCGGTGAACCGACGCCGCGGCGAGGTAGAGGCCGTCCTGGACGGGCGGGCGCACCGGCTGTGCCTCACGCTCGGCGCGCTTGCCGAACTGGAAGACGCCTTTGCGCTCGAGGACATCGCGAGCCTTGCCGAACGCTTCGGCAGCGGACGCCTGTCGGCGCGCGACCTGACACGGATCATCGGCGCGGGCCTGCGCGGGGGCGGAACGGCCACCACCGACGAGGAGGTCGCGGCCATGGCCGTCGAGGGCGGGGCGGCCGGCGCGGCGCGGATCGCGGCCGATCTACTGGCTGCGGCCTTCGGCGGGCCGGAGGAGACGAACGCCCGCCCTTGAGCGCCGCCGCGCTGCCCGCGACGGCCGGCGCGGCGGCTTTTCCCTGGGACGAGCTTTTCGCGACCGCGGTGTGCGTCTTGCACCTCGCGCCGGACGCGGTGTGGCGGGCGAGCCCGCGTGAGCTGGCGCTGGCGCTTCGCCCCTTCGCGGCCATGACCGAGCCGCCGAGCCGCGCCCGGCTCGACGACCTGATGCAACGCTTTCCCGACACGAGGTGAGACATGGCGGACGAGGTGGATGCCCTGCGCATTTCGGTCGAAGCCGATACCGGCGGCTTCGAACGTGCGCTCAACGATCTTTCGACCCGCGCCAACGCTTTCGGCGCGGCGCTGACTTCGGCCTTCCAAGGCGCGGCCGGCGGGGGGCGTTCGTTGGACGGCGTGCTGCGGCAACTGGGAGGCCGGATCTCGACCATCGCGCTCGATGCCGCCCTGAAGCCTCTGACGCAACTGGCAGGCGGGCTTCTTGGGCAGGTGCTCTCCGGGGTCGGCGGCGGCGGGCTTGCCCAAGCGGGTGGGGCGGCGCCGGGCGGCATCGTGCCCTTCGCCAAGGGCGGCGTCGTGCGGGCCCCGACCTTCTTTCCGAGCGGCGGGCGGATCGGGCTGATGGGCGAAGCGGGGGCGGAAGCGATCCTGCCGCTGCGGCGCGGGCCGGACGGGGCGCTGGGCGTCGCCGCACCGGGAGGCGCAAGCGGACGTGGCGGGCCGTCGATCGTCTTCAACGTCACGACGCCGGACGCGCCGAGCTTCAAGCGGGCCGAGGTGCAGATCCAGGCGATGATCGCGCGCGCGGCGATGCGTGGGCAGAGAGGACTTTGAGCGTGATCGCGTCTTTCAGCGAGGAGCGGTTTCCGCTGCGCGTCGCCTTCGGCACCGCGGGCGGGCCGGAGCGGCGGACCGACATCGTGCGCCTGTCGAACGGATACGAAAACCGCAACCAGCGCACCCGCCATTCCTGGCGGCGCTACGACGCCGGCTCGGGCGTGCGCAGCGTCGAGGATCTCGTCGCGGTGCTGCACTTCTTCGAGGCGCGGCGCGGGCGGCTGACCGGGTTCCGCTTCCGCGATCCGTTCGACTTTTCATCGGCGCCGGGCGGCGGGGCGGCGACCGTCTTCGACCAGCGCATCGGCACCGGCGATGGCGAGGCGCGGGTGTTCCAGCTGGTGAAGCGCTACGGCGTGGACGACGACGCGTATGTTCGGCCGATCGGCAAGCCGGTGCCGGGCAGCGTGCGGGTCGGTGTCGATGGCGCCGAACTTGGGCAAGGGTTTTCCGTCGATCCGTCTGCGGGAACGGTGGGCTTTGCGGTCGCTCCGATGCCGGGCGCGGTCGTGACCGCCGGCTTCGAGTTCGACGTGCCCGTGCGCTTCGACATGGATCACCTGTCGATCAACATCGCCGCCTTCGAGGCGGGGGACATTCCGTCCATTCCCCTCGTGGAGGTGCGGCCGTGAGCAAGCTTTCCGAGGAGTTCCGCGCGCGGCTCGCCCGTCCCGCAACGACGCTCGCCCACGCCTGGCGCGTGACGCGCAGCGACGGTCGGGTGCTGGGGTTCACCGACCATGACGAAGACCTCACGTTCGACGGGACACGGTTCTGCGCTCGCACCGGATGGACTGCGGGCGAGGCGGAAACGATGCTCGGACTTGGCGCGGGCTCGCAAGGGATCGAGGCGGCGTTGTCGGCGGATGCGATCCGCGAGGACGAGATCGCGGCGGGCCTGTTCGACGGCGCGAGTGTCGAGATTTTTCGGGTCGACTGGCAGCGGCCCGCAGACCATCGCCTGACGGAGGTCGCCGATTTCGGAGAGATCACGCGCACCGAGGTCGGGTTGACGGTGGAACTGCGCGGGCTCGCGGCGCGGCTGGACCGGCAGCAGGGGCGCTACTATCGTCGGCGCTGCGATGCGGCGCTTGGCGACGAGCGCTGTCGGGTGGACATGGGACCCTGGACCCGCATCGGGCGGATCGCGTCGGTCGAGCCCGAGACGGTGGTTCTCGATGGTCTAGGTGCATTCGACCCCGAGCCGTACCGCTCGGGGCAGCTTCGGATCGGATCGGTTCCGGCGCGGAGCGTGCGCTCGCTACGGGTCGGTGAGGACGGTCTTGTCCTTGTGGACGTCGTGGAGGGCGTGCCGCCGCTCTGGCAACCCGGCGACGAGGCGCGACTGACGGCGGGTTGCGACCGGAGCTTTGCGACCTGTCGCGAACGGTTCGACAACGGGCTGAACTTTCGGGGCTTCCCGCACATTCCGGGCGCCGATGCCGCGCTGGCGGTCGCAAAGAGCGATGCCTTGCACGACGGATCGGCGGTGGTGCCGTGAGCAGGCGAGAGCAGGCGCTGCAATCGGCCCGCAGCTTCATCGGGACGCCCTACCGGCATCAAGGGCATCGGCGCGGGGTCGGGTGCGATTGCCTCGGTCTCGTGCGCGGGGTCTGGCGGGAGCTCTATCGACGAGAGCCGGAGGCGCCGGGGCCGTATTCCCAGGACTGGGCCGAGATGGGGCAAGGCGATCCGCTGCTTGCGGCCGCGCAACGCCATTTCCGGTCTCTCGCGCCGGGCGAGGGCTTGCCGGGCGATCTCGTGCTCTTTCGCTGGCGAGCGCTCGGCCCGGCGCGACACTGCGGCATTCTGGACGAAGCGGACGCGAGCGGACCGCGGCTCATTCACGCTTACGAGGGGGCAAGTGTCCTCTCGTCGCCGCTGACGCCCGGCTGGGCCGGACGCATCGCGGCCACCTTCCGCTTTCCCGACGAGGACTGAGCCATGGCGACCATTCTTCTGCAGGCGGCCGGCGGAGCGCTCGGCGGGCTGGTCGGGGGACCTTTCGGAGCCGTCGCGGGACGGGCGATCGGCGCGCTCGGCGGCTACGCGATCGACAACCGTCTGATGGGCGGCGGCGGACGGCGCGAAAGCGGACGGCTGCGGACGAGCCGCGTGATGGAGGCCGACGAGGGCAGCGGCGTCGCGCGGGTCTACGGGACGGTGCGGGTCGCGGGTCAGGTCATCTGGACGACGCGCTTCGAGGAAGCGAGCCGGACGGAGCGGCAGGGCGGCAAGGGTGGCGGGGCACGAGGCGCAACCAGCACGACGACCTACAGCTATTTCGGCAACGTGGCCGTGGCGCTCTGCGAAGGACCGATCGCCTGCGTGCGCCGCGTCTGGGCCGACGGCGAGGAACTCGACCTCGCTGCGGTAACGTGGCGGCTGCACCCGGGAACGGAGACCCAGGCACCTGATCCGCTGATCGAGGCCCGACAGGGGGCGGGCCGCGCACCGGCCTATCGCGGCGTGGCCTATCTCGTGTTCGAGCGGCTTCCGCTGGAGCGCTGGGGCAACCGCATCCCCCAGATTTCCTGCGAGGTCGTGCGGCCCGTCGGCACGTTCGAACAGAACATTCGTGCGATCACCATCATCCCCGGCGCGACGGAGCACGGACTCGACCCGCTGGTCGTGCGCGAGCGGATCGGCGATGGACAGGACCGGCTGCCGAACCGCAACGTGCTGCACGGCGCGAGCGACTTTTCCGCCTCCCTCGACGAACTGACGTCGCTCTGTCCGCGACTGGAGCGGGCGGCGCTGGTCGTCGCCTGGTTCGCCGACGATCTGCGGGCCGGGCGGGCGACCTGCCGCCCGGGCGTCGAGACGGCGGTACGGGACGAGACCGAGCGGTGGCGGGTGGGCGACCTGGCGCGCGGGGCGGCACGTCTCGTCAGCCGTGTTGACGGCGGCCCGGCCTATGGCGGCACGCCGTCGGACGCCGGCGTGCGGCGGGCGATCGCGGCGTTGCGGGCAAAGGGGTTGAAGGTCACGCTCTATCCCTTTCTCATGATGGATATTCCGCCCGGCAACGGGTTTCCGGACCCCTATGGCGGGAACGAGCAGGCGGCGTATCCCTGGCGCGGGCGAATGACGCTCGAGCGCGCGGAAACGCAGGCGGGGTCGGCCGACGGGACGCCGGCGGCACGAGCCGAGATCGCCCGCTTCGTCGGCACGGCCCATCCCGCGGATTTCATCTTCGACGAGACGGGCGTGCGCTATGGCGGACCGGCGGAATGGTCCTATCGGCGGATGATCCTGCACCAAGCGTTTCTGGCGCGCTCAGCGGATGGCGTCGACGCCTTCGTGATCGGCTCGGAGATGCGGGGACTGACGCGGTTGCGCGACGAGACAGGTCGCTTTCCCTTCGTGGACGCGCTGGTCGATCTCGCGCGCGACGTGAAGTCGATCCTGCCCGAAGCACTCGTCACCTATGCTGCGGACTGGAGCGAGTATTTCGGCTACCAGCCGGGAAACGGCGACGTGCTCTTCAACCTCGATCCACTCTGGGCCGAACCTTCGATCGGTGCGGTGGGGATCGACAACTATCTGCCGACATCCGACTGGCGCGACGAGGACGACCGGGCACCCCGAGACGGGATGGCTTCGCCCCATGACCTCGACGGACTGACGGCGGGGATCGCAGGCGGAGAGTATGCGGACTGGTATTACCCTGACCTAGCTGCGCGCCGCCGAGGGGAGCGCCAATCGATCACCGACGGGCTCGGCAAGCCGTGGGCGTTCCGCCCGAAGGACCTCGTGTCCTGGTGGAGCCAGCCGCACCACGAGCGGCGCGGCGGGATGGAGGCACCGTCGCCGACGGCCTGGGCGCCCATGTCGAAGCCGATCTGGTTCACCGAACTCGGCTGCCCGGCGGTCGACAAGGGGGCGGGGCAGCCGAACGTCTTCATCGACCCGAAGTCGGCGGAAAGTGCCTTGCCTCATTTCTCGACGGGCGCCCGCGACGACCTGATGCAGCGGCGCTTCCTGGAAGCGCACCAGAAGCACTGGGACGAGACGGTTCCCGGCTTCGATGACGACCGCAATCCGGTGTCGCCGGTCTACGGCGACCGGATGGTGGCCGCGGACGCCGTGCATCTCTGGACGTGGGACGCGCGGCCCTTTCCGGCGTTCCCCGAACGGGCATCGCTCTGGCGCGACGGGGGAAACTGGCAGCGCGGCCATTGGCTGAACGGCCGGCTCGGCCGCGCGCCGCTGGATGGGCTGATCGCCTCGCTCCTGCGCGACCATGGCTTCGAGGCCTTCGACGTTTCGGCCGTGGACGGCATGGTCGGCGGGTTCACGGTCTCCGGGCCCGGCTCGGCGCGCGGGGAACTCGAAGAGCTTCTGCGGCTAACGGGCGTCGAGGCCTTCGTGCGCGGTGGCATCCTGCGCTTCCGCTCGCTCGGCCGGCGCGCATCGGTGCTCGGATCCGTGGTGCCGGTCGATGCGCCCGACGAAGCGCCGGTCGAGATCCGGCGGATCGAGGACGGGGAAGCGCCGGGCGAGATCGTGCTCGGATTTGGCGACGCGGAACGGGCCTACCGGCCGGCGGCGGCGGAAGCCGTGCTGCCCGGGCGCTACCGGCCCGGACAGGCGACGCTGGAACTGCCGGTGGTGCTGACCGAAACCGAGGCGCGGGAATTGGCGCGAGGGGTTCTGGAACGCGAGGCCGGCGATCGGGAAATGGCCCGCTTCGCGCTGTCGCCGGCCGAGATCGAGATCGGCGTCGGCGACCGGCTCGAACTCGAAGGGCGGTCTGGCATCTGGCAGATGACGCGGATCGAGGACGGGCTGTCGCGGCGGGTGGAGGCAAGACGCGTCCGACATCGGGCTGCGCCGCCAGGTGCCGGCGCGCCGCAGCCGCTGCCGGACCTGACCGGACCGAGTTTCGCCTCGCGTCCTGCCGTCGCGCTCCTCGACCTTCCGAAGCTCGGCTCTGGCCTGGGAGGTGCGATGGTCGCGGTCTCGGCGAAGCCCTGGTTGCCCTATGTCGTGATGGCCTCGGCGACGGCCGCAGGACATCGCCCGGTGCTCGTCGCCGAAACCTGCGCGACGACGGGGCGACTGGCGGCGGCCCTCGGTGCGGGGCGAGAGGAGATCCTCGATCGGACCCATGTGATGACGGTCGACCTTGCGGCGGGCAGCCTTGCCTCCGCCAGCGCCGCGCTGGTTCAAGCCGGCGAGAACACGGCGACCGTCCTTTCGTCGAGCGGGGGATGGGAGGTGGTGCGCTTCCTCGAAGCGGAAGAGGTTGCGCCGTCCCGCTACCGTCTTGCCGGCCTGACGCGTGGCCTCGGCGGAACCGGAGAGGAGGCCGCAGCCGGTGCGCCGGCGGGAGCCAGATTCGTGCTCCTCGACCGCGCGGTCCAGCGCCTGCCGCTCGCCGACGGCGAAGCCGGGATACCCGCGGACTGGCTTGTCGTTCCAGCCGGACATCGGCTGGACGACCCGGCATCCGACCGTCGCACGGCAGCCCTCGGCAGACGTGCGCTGCGGCCCCTGTCGCCGGTTCACCTGAAAGGGCGGCTCGGGATCGATGGTCTCCATCTCGAATGGATTCGCCGAACGCGCTCGACGGACCCCGCCTGGGACGGGCTCGACGTGCCGCTGGACGAGGATCGCGAGGCTTACCGTGTCAGCCTGTTCGCCGGGCCGGGAACAGTTCGGACGGTGACGGTCGAAACCTCCGTCCTGCGTCTCACCACGGCTGAACTCGCCAGCTGGTTCGGCCGGGTGCCGAGCGAAATGTCGGTTGAGGTCGCGCAACTCAGCCAAGTCTACGGGCCCGGAGCGTCCACGAGGTTGATGGTCGCGGCGACTGGAAGTCTTTCAAACGAAGGAGCGGAACATGGATGATAGCAAGAACTGGTACGAGTCGCGCACCGTGTGGGGGGCGGCACTGGCGCTCGCGGCTTCGCTGGCGGGGCTCTTCGGGGTCGAGATCGTCGGGCTCTCCAGCGAGGAGGCGGTGACGGCGCTGACGGCGGCGGCCAGCGCGATCGGCGCGGCGGTCGCGATCTTCGGGCGCTTCGACGCGCGCAGCCGCATCCGCTGAGCGGACAGGGCGCTCGGTGGACGGGCGCCCCGTTCATTAGACATTCAGACCGCAGTCCCTAGTCTAGCGGACGTCAGACCCTGGATGTGCCATGCTTCGACCTTCCCTCCGCCGTCTCTCCGCATTTTCGCTGTTCGGTCTTGTCGCTTTTTCCACGGCGGTCGAAGCGATGCCGGAGCGTCCGACCGAAGGCGGTTCGATCCCGGCGGCGCTTGAGCGGTCGGAAGAGCTGTTCGCGCAAGGCGTCGGGTGCTCGGCCGCAGCGGCACAGGCGGCGGCACAGACCGGCGGGCAGGTTCTCTCTGTGCGCGCCTCGCAGCAGGGCGACCGGACCGTCTGCGTCGTCACGGTTCTGATTCCGGCGAGCGACGGCAATCGCCCGCGCCGCCAGACGATCACGATCGAGCAGTAA